TTCAAAATCAAATTGTGCATTTTCTTCACTTGCATCTTCTTCATCAATTAATTCCCAGTTTTCCAAATCTTCATCTTCACCATAATTAGCTAAAAAATGATCTAATGCATTTTCTTCACTTGTAAATTTATTATTTGCTTCAACTTGTTCTAATGGTGCATAACCTAATTCTGCACGTATTTCATCTTGCGTTAATACATCTGCCAATACATCTGCATCAAATTTACTTGTTAATGGTGATACATCTGCTAGTTTTATTGGTAAATTTATATTGTTTACGTCTAAGACCATTTTAAGCCCTTTTAACGCTAAATCTTGCATTGGTTTAACAACTGTGTTAGAATACAATTCATATGCTTCTAATATTTCATTACGACCACCTAATTGTCCATCTGTTTTTACACCCAATAACATTGGACTTGTAACCCTGTGTCCTATCATTATATTTTGTATACACAATTCATTAAGTACAGTATATTGTTTGTCTGCATCAGAAAGTTGTATTGGTTGTAAATCAGGTGCATTATTTTTATCATCTGAAAAAGTTAGTACAAAACGTCCTGCTTTATTTGCACCTGTAAATTTCTTTGCTAATTGGTTTTCTAATTTATGCCTTTCTTCATGTGTTGGTATTCCATTATTAAAATTAATCCAAAATGATGGTGAAAAACCATTAGATATATTTGCTAAGTGAAATTCTGATGTTAAATTATCAACTAAAATCCAATTAGTAGATGCCAAATAATCAGGTGTAAAATATGCTTCCATACCAGGTGAATAAACACCACAATAATATAATTGTGATGCATCTGATCTGTTTTTTGTATTGTATGCTTTTACCATACGTGGTGCATATTCTTTTTTTCTATATTGTGACCAGTCAGAAGATAAATAATATTCTTCTGCATGTCCATTTATACCTGTTTTACCAACACGTACTTGTTCAACTGGTACATGATAAACTTCTGCAATACGTGTTTTATCTTTTGACCATATAATATTTATTGCATATGCACCAAATAATTTTAAATCAAATGATATTTTTTCTATTAATTCATGTGCAGTATGTCCATGTCTATTTATATTTGCTAAAAACTTTTTTAATTCAACATATGTACCTAAATTATTACCTTGATCTTCTATTACAATTTCTTTACCACTTATCATTGCTGATGTTGCATTAACAATTGCTGAATGTGTTGCACTTGAATTATATATATCAATTAAAAATTGTGGGTACATATTTTTATATTCACCATCACCATATAAAATCCAGTCCTGACCATTTGCTTCAGTAATTTTTGGTGCAGTTTGTTGTTGTAAATAAACTTGTAATAACCTTTCTTTGTCCATAATTATAAACTTATACTATTTCTTTCTGCAATATCATTACGTACTTTGTCAGAATTAGTAGCAGATAATAAACTGCTAAATATTACGACTTCAAATATTGTTGCAGTTGTTAAAGATGATGCACCTGATGATGCACCAATTTGTTCAAAACCAAAACTACCTGCACCAGTACCAGTACCTAAAGATACACCATTCCTAGCTACTCTTACTAAATTGCTTGAATTTCTACTTACTTCTGCTATTGCTTTAGTAGTACCAAAACCCTCACTTAATGTAATGTTAGCTACTGTATTACCATTTTTCATTTTAAATGCAGTTGCAGTACCACCATTTGCAAAACGCATAAAAGATGTATTATTTGCACTACTAATAAAGGTTTCACTATTTTCTTCTGATAAATCTAATACCATAAATACATGATAATCACCACTTTCAACAAATGTTGTGCTAAAATCTAAATTATCATTATTTTCACTATCTGTTACAAAACCACCTCCACTAAATCCTGATCCCTCTTGTGCATTTGCAGTTTGACTTGCATGGTTATTATTACCACTACTATCATTCCATTGTATACCATCAGTTATTGCACCTTGACCTGTATTAAATTTAAACCATACTTTTAAAGTTTCAATATCTGTAATAGCAAAACCACTACTAACCCTAGATTTTAATACTAATGCTTGATTTAACATATTAGTTGTGATAACCTATTGCAACACCACTAGTCATTGTTATTGCAGTAATATTAGCAAATATAACTGTACCTGCTGGTATTGTTGTTTGTAATGCACTTTCACCAGTACAGTTAGTTATTGTAATTGCACTAACTACACTTTCTGTAACAAAATGTACTGCGTAAAAGTTTTCTGTCTGTGATGCAGTTGTAAAGACAACACTATTGCCACCTTTACCTAATTGTTCATTTAATAATTGTACTTGATTTTTAGCCATAATTATATAGTTATATATTGTGTGTTATTTTCTGTTGTTGTATGTTCTGTATAAGTCACTTCATCACCAAATCTTGTTGCAGTTGTAAATGTACCATCATATACTATTGCTTTACCTTTTTCTAATGTGACATCATCACCTGTTATTTCATATGTATAACTACCCTCATCTGTCAAAGCAATGTCACCAGGTTCTGTAATTGTAAACGTATCATATCTTGAATTAGTTAATGTAGGTGTTATTGTTATTTCTTGTTCTACTTGCTTTATATCATTAGTGATTTTTAATTTAAAAGTTGATATTGATGCAGTCATTTTATCTTTTAATGTAACCTTTAATGTATTTGCTGATGCCTTTTTGATATATAACACGTCTTTTTATAGTAAATATAAAAAAACCTAATTTATTACACATATATATAGAAAAAGACAGGTATTTACCTGTCTTTAACTAAATAATATATATAATGCCTTAAAAAGGGCTTGATTTATGATGCCGTTACTGTAACAGTAAATCCTGCATTGTCAAATGGTGCAGTCGTATATGACTGTACTAATAAACAAGGTTCTGATTCTGCACCTGTAAATGTTAAATCATAACCATTCATGTCACCAAATGCAACACCTGATGCAGTTGTACCTGCTGATAATTCTAATCCATGATCTGCACCTAAACACCAAATTACATTTTGTCCATTTCCTTGTTTTTGATTCAATTCTACAAACACTAATAATCTGTTTTGTGCTAATAATTTAATTTCATTACGATCACCAACAGTCATTTTGTGTAATTTAATATTTACAGATGGTTCATAAAATACTGTACCATTTTCAACACTTGGTTGTATAGTTTCAGTAAATGAACCTGTACCACGTGGTAATGCGTATTTATATAAATTAGTTGTAATATCTAAATCAGTAACTTCACCTGCACTTGATGTAACAGTTGCATCTTCATGTTGTGCAAAATAGATGTTTTTTATTCCACCCATAATGTCACGGCAGTCCAATTGTCTGCCTTTACTCAATTCACATGCCATATTTTTATATGTTTTTAGATGCTATATGCAAGGGATTTTTACACCCCTTGCTTTAAGCTAGTTAATAATTATGAGTGATATACAAAATCTGATGCTACACCAACCTGAACACCTGCCGTCCATGATGCAACCATTCTTACTGTATCTTCACCTGTGATGTTTTCTAAATCTAATACTTTAATTGTTGTTAAATCACTATCTAATGATGTACCAAAGAAAATATTTGATTTTTGCCCTGCATACATTACGTTGTCTGCAATACCTGGACAAACTGCGATTTTGATACCCTCAAATTCAGGTGTATACTGCCCCATATGGTTAAATGGAAACGCTGATAAAGCTGAAATTGCTGATATATATAATCTGTATGTCTTTTTGTTCATATAGATATATAAATCTTCTTTACCATATACTGCTGTTGGTATGTTTGCTACTAAATTACCTAATTCAGTAATAATATTACCTGTACCTGATCCTGAAATAAATGCACCACCTGCACTTGAAGATGTCATTGATCCTGTTGCAATTTTGTCAAATTGTCCTGATGTACCAGTTGTACCCTGCCATATAGACGTTTCAACACTATCTGCAATGCTATCAGCTAAATATGATGTTGCATATGCAGTAAAATCATCTAATTTTTCATATGACCAGTCACTTATAAACGTACTCTTGCATACGTCAAGGTTAATTTGGAATGGTTCGACAAATAAAACAGATTCTGTCAAAGTTAAAGATGCACTATTTTCATTAAATCCACAATCCTTATCTTTTACAAGATTTGCACCTGCTACTTTGTTTACGACTTCTTTAAAATTTACGTTTTCACGTACTGTCATAAACTCTAATGATTTTGCTTGTTTTAAAGCTACATTCAGATATAAACCTGCATGTTTTCCAGCATACGAGCTGGACGTTATTGATACTCCCATTTTTTTATTTATTTAAGTTATTAAAATTGTATAAATACTTTTGTTGTGATGTCATTTTATCATAATCTTCTTTTGACATTTCAACTTTTTCCTGTAATTTTTTAGGAAATTTTGTTAATTTAACAGGTTCTTCAGCTGGTTTTTCACCTAATTCTTTTACCTGTTTTGTTAATTCTGTGTTTTCTTCTTGCAATTCTGCAATGTTTTCATCTTTAGATAAATTTTCACCTCTTAATTCATCTAATTCAGATGTTAATCTTGCAATGTCATTTCTAACTTCTTCGAGTAATTCTTTAACTACTGCACCTATTTCTGCAAATAATTGTGCGTTGTCATCTGACATTTCTTCTTTTTCTTCATCTTCGTATATTTTATCTTCATCTTCTTCTTTTTCTGCTTCTTCAACCATTGATGCTATGATACCCTCTTGTTCAACAATAAATTTCATACCATCTTCAGTTTCATATTCACCAACTGGTAATGGCATTTGTGTACCATCTTCTACTAATACGTTTACTGCGACACCCTCAGCAAGAGCATCTGCTTCTGATACAATTATAGTACCATCTGCTAGTTTGCCCTCATATGCTAATTGAGTATTTTCTTCTTTCTCAATTCCCAAGGCAACTCTAATTCTAGTTTTTAAGTCCATTTTTAAAAATTTATATTTAGGTTATTTATAGTAAATATAATTAAGTTTATTTTGTTACTTTTTTGCATCAATTTCTTTTAATTTACTTATTGCCCAATTAATGCCACTTGATCCACCCCATGCATCCCACATTAAACCCCCACAACCCTCACTATATGGTACATCTTTATGTTGTTGATGTCTTTTAAATGATGCCATACGTGCAATTGTATCACGTGTTATTGGCTTTTTATTTGCTAATTGATTTGCACGTGTCCAACCTACACGTGTACCACAACTACTACCATTTTCTTTTTTCCACTTAATTGCCCTTTTTGCATTGTTTACTGCACCTTGTGGATAATCATTATATGATTCTAGTATTTCTTTTTTTTCTTTTTTTTCTTTTTTTTTTTAGCATCAATAGGTACACAATTAGGTACTTTTTTACCATCTTTTATTTTATGACCTATTGGTTCATAACCACTAGTACATGGATTAGGTGTAATTAATTCAGTTTCCATGCAACCACAATCTTCTTGTAATATTTCTGATAAATTACTAATAATATCATGATCTGCACATGGCATATATACTGTTTTACCATCTAATGTGTGTTCATGTATACCATCACAACCTAATTCTTTTGCTTTCTCTAATGCTTCATCTTCATTGTCATATAATGGCAAATCTATTGCACCATCTTTACCATCTGTAACCATGCTACCTACACGTGCAAACTTGCTCATTTTAGCCATTTTGTCTACAAAGTACCCCTCAATACTAAGTCCTTTTAATGTACCCTCTTTTATTTGATTCCATACGTCATCATTGTTTATACGCATTGATACAAACCATGTACCCTTTGGTAAATTATAGCCATATAAATTAGATTTGTCAATTTCAGAATTTTCTACTATCCAACTTTCAACTGTATGAACACCTGTTACTTTATTGTCATGTTGTACTGTTGCATTATTATTATTGTTATATTTTAAATACATTTCTGATGCTTTTTTTACAGTTGCTTCTGTAAAGTACACATAATATTCTTGGTTTTTATCTGCATCAAATCTAAAAATTTGTTTGTTTGGTATTAATGCAGGTGACACTAATAAACGTTTTTCTTCATTTACTTTTGCAAAAGTCAAATTGTTTTTTGCTTTATTAAAATATACAAAATCCTGTTCTATTGCAGGTTCTGTAACTAAACTTATTGCATCAATTGCTAATTCTTGATTATCATCATCAATAATTAATTCTACTATTTTTGTTGTCTTTTTTTCCATAATTTATATTGTTGCTTTTCTTCTAATATTACTTAATCTTTGTTGTTCATCTGTCATATCATCAGCTACTACAAATGCCTTAACAACACCTGTTGTCATACCACCTGATCCTGTGTCTAATGTACCACCATCTGCAAAACCTACACCACCACCTGCTTGATTAATTTGTGATAATATTGGTTTAAACATTCTAGTTGATTTTGCATTAATTACAGTTTCACCTTTACTTAATCTTGCATTTACACTATCACTTGTACCTGAACCATAACCACCTACCATACCACCCTGTGCAAAACTAGGTGTAGGAACATTATTTATTGCTGATAAATTTCGTAAACCAGTTGCTATTGCACCTGCCATTGCTATTGGTGCTAAAAACGTACCAATGACTGGTATTTCCAATGCACTTTCATATGCTTTTTGTGCTGATGTATATGTAGATATTGTAGTTTCAACTACTTTTATTGCTTTAAATGCACCTGTTTGTTCACCAAATAATCCACTAATTGCATTTAATGTACTTGCAGTTTGTTCTAAATCTTGTTGTTGTTGTTGTATTCTTAAATCCCTTAATGCCTTGTTTTTTTGTTTTTCTAAACCAACTGTGTCCATTCCTGCTTTTTTTGCTAATCTAAATTGTTCATCAAAATGTGCAGTAACTTCTGCTATTTCACGTTCACGTTCTGTTTGCATTTCTAAACCAATTGCAATTACTGTATCACGTCTTTCATTTTCTAATGATATTTGGTTTGTCATTTGTTCTGACATAAAACCAGTTATTTGTGCTTCTATTGCCTTTTTTTCATTTAATGCTTCTTGTAATGCTACTTGATTTTCTGTATTGTTTAAAGTATTTAGTTGTGCCTGTGCTTCTGCTATTCTTATATCAGCTAATGCCAACATATCTTTTTTCTGTGTGTCTAGTATTTCTTTTAATTTGTTATTTGCTTTTATACGATCTTCAAAAGTTGCATTCTCATTATCACGTATTTGTCTTTGTTGTTCTGCTAATCTGTCATTTTCTTCTACTAAACCCTGTAATTGTGCCTGTGCTAATCGTGCAGTTTTTTCTAATTCTTTATTTGTTTTTGCCTGTTCTATTGCATTTGTAATACTAATATCTTTAATACCACTTACAACTTGTTTTGTTATATTTGTTGCTTCACCTACTGCTTCACTAAAATTTGATACTATTGATTTACCTGCATCAACTGCACCAATTGCAGTATCTTCTAATGCTTGTTTAGTATCATTAATTCTAGCAGTAAATTCTATTATTTTTTCATCATCACCAGTAAGTTTTGCAAATGCTAATATAGTTTGTTCAATAGCTAATTTAATACCAAAAAAACTTAATTTAAAAGGTGTTAATACAATGGTTATCATACCACCTAATACTTTACCTAATGCATCAAAATTTTCACTAGATTTTGCAACGTTTTCATATACACCAACTAATACATTAACAATTTCATTAAATACAATAGATACAGTATCAAATGCTATTGCAATTGCATCTGCTATTTTTTGATTACGCATTAATGCTTCACTAAAAAATTCAAATGCTTTTTGTAATACTATTACAATACCTGATGCTTTTAAAATAGAACCAAATGATGCACCTACTTTTTTAATACCTTTTGCTAATATTCCAGTATTTTTTTCAGTTTTTTTTGTTGCATCACCAATACCATCAATGCCTTTTTTAACATCTTCTAATTCTTTTCTTAGATTACCAACGTCTGCTGATAATTTTAATATTACTTCTTCCTGTGCCATTTACCTAATATTATACTATTGTTTTTTGTTTTTACTTTTATTTCTGAAAGTATTGGTAATATTTGTTTTAAGTTTGCAAAACCTACAATTATACCTGATCCGACTAATTTAAAATTTTCATGTATCATTATATAAAACTTGTTTTTAATTCATTTACCATAACAATAATACTCCAATCTATTGTTACTCTTAATTCACCTGTGCATGTAACTTTTATGTAGTCAGGTGTGTCACTTATAGCAGTAAAATCATTTGTCCAACCATTTATTCCATGATTATGGTTTGTTAAATTGTTTTGTCCAATTCTACTTAATACACCTGCATGTACTCTAAATGTATTACGTTGATATTTACCCATACATGCATCATCACTACTATCTATACGTTTTGCTAAAATATAACATTCTAATGCTATTACAGATTCTTTAGTTTCATCTATTATAAATCTTTTACCACTTTCACCACCAATAAATATTTCTGTTTGTGTTGCATCTGTTGTTCTACCCTCAAACATTAAAACACTACGTTGTGTACGTCCTAAACTGCTTGTAATAGCATGATTAAATTCACTATGTCTTGTTGTATGTGCAAATTTGCCTATTGTATGAGTATTATCTACATTTGCTAATGTGTTATAATCACCAATTATATTATTGTTTATTGCATCTTCATCTATTGTATTACCTATGCCTAAAATATTTCTATTACCTGTATAATTATCTACTGGTTTTATAACATTATCAATAATACATGTATTATTCACAAATTTACCACCTACCATTTTACAATCTGTACTATCACCTGCAACTTCTGAACCTTTATCACCAATAAAAGTTATTACATTATCAACTATTTGAAATATTCTTTTTGCCATTATATTTTAATTAATTCAACTTTTGCTAAATCTGTTTGTCCTGCTTTATAATCTATTTTTGTAACTCTATATTGTTGGTTATTTATAATAATAGTATCTGCAAAACTAAATGCTTGTATGTCGGTTTCTGTTAAATATACTTTTGCTTTAACTAATACACGTTCTTGCGTATACCTTTCATTAACATAATCAAACCAAAATTTATTATATAGATTTTGGGGTGTTGCAAATGGTGTAGAAATAAAAACGTTTTGTGTATAACCAAAATTTAAATCGTGATCTGCAATTGTTAAATCATCAGGATATTTTTGGAAATGCCCACCTGATGTATATTTTTGTGATGTCCGTACACCTGTAACATCATTTAATGTTGTGTGTATATTTTTTGTATTTCTAAAAATTAATCTTGGTTTGTTTTCAATTTGTTCATATACTCCATCTTCATAACCATAACATGTACTGTACCTTAATCCACTTGACAATTGTTGAAAAACTGTTGCACTAAAAACTTCTAATTTTATTTCTTTTTCATCAATATAATCAACTGGTATTTGTATACTTATTGAACCATAATCTTCATCTGTCGCATTTTTATATGTAATTAAATTAACATCATTTTCATCATTACTATATGACCATGTAATTTTACTTGGTATACGTTCATAATTTTGTAATATTTCTGTTGTATCAATTTTATTTGACCAATTTTTTGTTGTACCACCTTTAATAAAATCATTATATGGTTCTATTTTTAATATACCATTTCTGTTTTCTATTACTAGATTAAACATTTTAGTTATGTCTTTGACAATATCTGCTAATTTAACATCACCATGATTATCATGTATTTTAGTTTGTATTGCATTTGTAGTTGAAGATAATGGTGCAACTGCTAATCTATTAGCAAAAAAACCTGTTAATAAATCATGTCTAAGACACATTGCATGTAGTGATGAATTTTCAGTAGTATTACCAACACCTTTAAAAAATTTAAAACCTGTACCAACTTGAAATGGTGTTGTGTTTTGTGTAAAATTTGCATTTAAATGAAATTGACATTCACCTGTAAATACAGTATCATTTAAAAGATGCCAATTATGTGAATAACGTGCAATCCAGGCATCACCACCACTTTTTTTAATTCTAAAATCTAATGTATCACCTGCATTTAATACAATTGTTGTTTGACCTTGTATTTTTTTATACATTATTTCTTGTTGTGGTGAACCACCTGCTTGTTCAAAAATACTATCTTGTTGGTTAGGCATTGTAAATTCTTGTATAATATGATCTGTGTCTGTTGATCCATCATTTTGCCTACCTATAATTGATATTGTGACTTCTTCAGTTGCAAATACATGTACTGTTAATGATACAAACACCTTAAAATTATCACTAGGTGATGTAACTGTACCATTTGTACCCATTAAGTTGCCTGGATCATTTGTAATACCACTAACTGTTGTTGGTTCAATAGTGTATGGTATATTAGTATAATTAGTTGTAATATTATGTACTTGATCAAATGAAAATTTTGTAAAAATAGTGTTTGCATTTTGTATAACTGGCACATAATCATTATCAATAAAAAGATGGTCAATACTTGGTGTTGATACAACTGAAGCACTACTATTATCAATAAATCTATATGCACTACCAAAGTTTGAATTTATACGACTATCATTTAAACCTGTGTCCATATAAATTTGTTTAAAAAAACTACTATTAAAAAAATCACTATCATATTCAAAACCTGCAAATTCAAATATTTTATTAATTATATTAAACATTCTAATAAATGGCTGATAATTAGTTGCACCAATCATTTGTGTTATATGTCCTGAAGAATTACCAATAATGCCTAAATTTTGCACTAATGAATAATATATTGCCTGTGTATTATTACCATTTAGTAATGTAATACCTGTACTAGAACCAAACACATCTGTACTATCATTTATATTTGTATCTGTAAAATCATGTGTAAATTCAGAAAAATTTAAATCTGACAAAGTTGCATCACCTAATACTTCAATCAATCGTACACTTTCACCTAATAAATTAACTTTATATTTAGTTTCTGTATCTAATTTTACTATTTCATTTAAATACAACAAACCCTCAAATACTGAAATATTATTTACAAATAATTCACATTTATGCCCCTTTAAAGTATCATATTGTGACACATCACTTTGCAAATCATATAAATAACCAAAATATCTATTATTATTTTTTGTTGCAGGTAAATCAAAACTTTTACTATAATGACCTGTTTTACTTTCAATATCACGTAAATCATCTACACCATATGTAATATTTATACTTTCATCACCATATGTATCTAATTCAAAATCTTTTGTGTCTGTATATACAACTAATCGTATCATAATGTTTGTACCCTTGTATTGTGACCTTTTTTAATTTGTATAACATATTGCATTAACATGTCATTTGCACTTGTTTGTTTTATATATTCTTTTTCTTCTACACATACAGGTACAAATTGTACTGTTGTGCCTTTACCAACTTGCATGTATACTTGAGGTGATATAAATAATTCTTTTAATGCAGTTGCTTCAGCTTCAGTAATATAATCTGTATTGGCTTCAATCATTTCTTCTGCTACTGTCTGTAATGCACGTTTACCACCCTGTGCTGATATTTGATCATAACTTCTACCTTGATAATCACCATAATTAGATTTATAATATGTTTTTTTCAGTTGTGTTGTTTTTGTAGATTTTTTATAAAAGTTGTAATAATCCCATGTGCCTAAACTATTTACATATGCTAATCTAATAGTTTCAAAACCTTTACAATCATCATCTGTTAATCTGACAGTAATGGTTTCTGTCATTACTGTACCTAATATACCTGTACCTTGTATAGTATAATATGATGTGTCTGCACTTTGCGTACCATTTCTTATTTCTATGTTGTTAAAACCAACACCTGCATAAAATAAAGCAGGTACAGTATTATATGAATGTAATGCATCATGATAATCTAATGACACATTACTTTGTCCTGATGTACCACCTATTGTATTACTAAATAAAGTATGATTTATTGTTGCTAATAAACTGTTACTACTATCATATAATTTAAATGTTATAAATACTAAACCTGAATGTTTTGTATTGTCTGATAAATCAAATTTACCTTGAAAAAATGCAACTAAACCAAAATCACTTTTTCTCCATTTACGATCAATTGTACTTGGCATTGTTGATAAAAATTTCTTACTTGTACCATTTGGTAAATATGACAACCAGTCAAAACTTTCAAAACCATCTTCTAATTGTTCAACTGCGTTTGTAACACTAAATATTTCACTATTAATTTGCCCTGTTATTGCAACGTTACCAGTTGCTGATGTTGCAAATTCTTCACGAAATTGCACAAAAAATCTTCTAAAGTTTTTTCTATTACCTGCAAAACTATCTATTTGATGTATTGAATGTTGTTTTGTACTAAACCCTACACCATTAAATTTACTTTCAAATTCAGGTTTACCAGGCACTAATGTGTTTGGTATACCTAATGTGTCTGTACTGCAATTATCTGCTAATATATTTGCAATATTAAATACTGCAAATCCTTTTGCGTTTGCAGGTGCTTTTAAAGTTGCTACTATATTTTGTTGTCCATATGGTGTTGTGTCACCCTCTACATCATTCATGTATATATGTGCAACATATTTATGTCTAAATGTGTTTGTTAATGTACCACCACCTACTATAAAAATAACATCACCATGTCCTGGTCTTATTCTTAAATCTGTACTTGGTTGTTGTTGTATAATTAATGCCATTATTTTTTAGTTTAAAAAATCTTTAGTTGCAAATTTCAAAAATTGTTGTACATCATCTGCATATGCTTTAGTAAAATCAGCAGGTAAATTTTTATAGTGTTGTCTAAATGCATTACTAAAAAACCTAGTTGCAGGTAAACCAAATAATGCAATTGATCTACCTATTAAAAATGCTAAACTTTTACGTTTAATAAATCTACCTTTTTTATCACGTCCTTGTATACCTTTGCGTTTTGCCCAATTTTCAATTACACCTTTTTTTATGTTTTGTCCTTTAAATTTGTATGGTGATTTATATGCTTTACGTTTACCACCTTTACTGCCTTTTACACCTTTATCTACAAATTTACCATAATCTGCCATGAAAAAGTCCAACTCAATTGCACCACTAGGATATACTTTTACATTATAATCCATACCCTGTGCTAATTTACCACTATCAATATGATCTTGTTTACTTAAGTTTTGTATTGACTGGTTTATAACCTTTTGTGCAAAACGTTCTAATACTTTTTCTGTGTTTGCGTACATTATGCCGTTGCTACTACTATTTCAACATCAGTTTCACTTGCACCTGTACGTACAAATACGTCTGATATACTATGTGCTAATGTTGTAATTGCACCACCACTTGTATTACTATCAACTACTAATGCTGAAATAACAAAACTTTCACCTGCATCTAATTGAAACGCACAACCAACATTACTTTCTTCTGCAAATGTTATGTTTATTGCGTTTGTATCATCAAGATTAGTAATACGCATATACTTAAAATCATCACTATCAAATACATTATTTGTAGGATCAGATGCAAATTCTACTAATGTATGTGTTGTACTTGCTTTTAATTGATATACCCTGCTATTGTATTGTGCAATACCTGTAATTTCTTGCGTTGTTGTTTTGTCATATGTTACACCATTTAGTGTAATAGTTTCTTTTATGTCTACTGTTAATGTAGATGTTGTTACTGTTGTTGCCATTTATTTATTAAATTATGTCACCTGCACATGCACTTGCATTAAAGGTGACTGTTATACTTATATCTGCTACCCAACCCGACACTTCATTGTCAAAACGTTCTGTAAATGGTGAACAACTTACATTGTCATTCATTCTAAAATCATTTTCCATATCACCAAATGATGTACTATGTTTAAACTGACTTATAAAATCACCAATTACTTGTAATGTATCACTTAGTACATCATTTTCATTTGCTTCATCTTTACTTACTAAATCCATAACATATAATTTTAATGCGTATGTCAATTCATTAGCAGTATAATTTGCACTTTCAATACTTAAATGTGACAATGCATATGCAGTATCATTTAAATCAATTTCAAATATATCACCAAATGTAAATGTTTGTATATAACTGTTATCATCTGCAATTTGTTCATATAATTTAATTATATTTAACAATGTTACATTTTTTTGTAATTGTCCTGCGTTATTTGTAAATGTTGGAAATGTCATTTTTTTATACTATTTAAATCTTTAGAATAACACAAAAATGTAAAACATTCTTCTGCACATAATTCTAATACTTTATTTATTTTTGTTATATCACCATTCGCTAAATTATATATTACTCCATACCAACCCCATTTGTTGCTAAATTGTTGTTCTGTGTCATGTATGTTTTCTTCTTGTTTTTCTTCTTGTTGGAATATAATTGCAAAACGTTCAGATATTCCTTTGCGATAGTCAAAAAAAAATTTGATGCACCATTAACCGTTGCAACACTTAATGCATCTTTAAATATTTCTGCAACTTTTAAACATTTTGTACTATCATAATCTTCTATATTATACTTTTTGTTTTTACGTTTTACAACTGGTCTGTATAATATAGCCATGATTTTATGCATATTTTTCCATATGTCATTTAAATAATTATCAAGATCAACAAATTCTGCCATTGTCATATCTTTTAAATTAGGATTAAAACCATATTCTACACCATCAACTTCTATTATATAGTTTAATGTTGTGTTTACTTTTTTTGTCAATAGTTTTGCAACATATTTTAATACAATATCTATGTCTGATTTTTTGCACTTTTCTAATGTTTTAAAAGGTGCGTTTGTAAAACAACTAATTGTGTTTAATGCTTTTGTATGTTTGTCTGTATCTTTTTCTATTTGCATAAATTTTTGATAACATGACAAACTAACTTCTGTCCATTTTTGTGGTATATAATATTCTTTGTTGTTTAGTGTTAATAACATTTGTATCAAGTTATTTATTAGTAAATATAAATTGTTTAGTTTTGGTGCGTATTTGTTTATTTGACAGGTAGTGTATTTATGTTTTTGGTCACTACCTGTTTTTTTTAGTGTATATAGTATTTCCCTATATTAGGTTTTAATTCAAAATACATACGCATCATCAATGCATCAGAATAGTCAGGTGAACGTCCTAATATGTTTTTTACTTTTTCTTTTGACACAATTGCTAATTTAGTGTCTTTATCTATTTTATCACGTCTGACTTGGTCTAATTCTTTTGTCATATGTTCTATAATCTTTGTATTATTTGTTTTAACATATATCTGACCTGTGTTTATATAATCTGCTAATTTATAATAACATTGTGTTTTTAGATTCATGTAGTTTTCACCATTTATTGGTTTACTATTATTGACAAATGGTTTTGCTTTTAATATGTCTGTTAAACCACCACCTACACCATCATCATCAACTACTATATTTTTTAATGGTACGTTTTCTAATCTTTGTATTTCTCTTATTTCTTTTGATGCATCTGTTATACTATTTGCATCTAATACTTTAATTTTTTCTGCACGTAAACCATTCCAGTATATTATGACAGTTTTATCTTTACCAAATCTTGCAACATCACATGATATATATTTATCACCACCACCAACTATTGTATTATCAAATATAGTTAATATTGCATTATAATCTATTAATTTATCTATACTATCATCATATTCCCAGTTGCCAAATAATAACCTTTGTTTGCTTATTTCATCTAATTTTTTTAATTGATCTTGGTAATGTCTTGAAATGTGTATATTGTCAGTTGCTAATGCCTGGATAAACTTTCTATGTATTGGTAATTCATTTTGTTTGTCAGGTAAATAAAATTCATTGTACACCCAGTTTTTAGCAGGATTACATGACATAAATAATTTAGGTATTAAATTATATTCATCTAATTTATACCTTATTCTTGAAGATAATATTGCTTTAGCTTTTTGCGTAACTTGATTACATTCGTCAATAAATGCCATACTAAGCTCCAAAGAACCTAAATTATCAAAATTAGGATCACTAGGATATAAGAACAAATCCTTTAATATAACCTCTGATCCATTATAAAATTTAATTACGTTTGATGCACCATTAAATGTATAATCTTTATTTGCTTTTAAACCCCAACTACTGCAAATTTCGAAAAAGGAATTTAAAGTTGTCTTTTTTAAATTATCGAGCTTAGATCTTCCGATTAAACAACGTATGCCTTTATATTTTATACATGACAATATAATCCATGCACAACCAATATATGATTTACCACCACCTGCACCACCACCAAAAAGTATTTCTGTACTTTCATTGTCGAATAAATACTTTATTGCTTGACTTTGTTTTGGTGTAAATTCACAATCAATTGTCATCTGTTAATTTGATGTTGATATGTATAGGTTCATCATCTGTTGTAATATCATGTTGTTGTTTTTCCCAGTAACCACGTTTACGTCCTTTAGTTTTTAAATAAAAAATTGTTGCACTTGTATTGTTTTCTTGTATTTGTTCAAACAATTTACTTTCTGCAAAATCTAAACTTACATTTTCTATTTCTTTTACTTTGTTTGCAAAATCAATATCTGTCTTTAGCCACTTATAAAACGTACTACGTGGTACATCTACTTGTTTACATGCAGTTGTAACTACACCTAAACATTGCTCTAATGCATCTAATATTGCTTCTTTTTTTATATGTCTACTTTTGTCTACCACAACATTCACATTTAATAGGTAATTTATCTAAATTAAAACCAAAATCTATTGATTTAAAACCCCATTCTTTTAATCTGTCTATTTCAAACCAATTAGCTAATTTGTCCTTATCAAATTTACCACCTAATTTATTTAATTTTATATTAGTTTCTATTTCTTTGTCATATTCATAATTAACTTCTATACAAGGTAATTTATGTATGCCTAATTCAACTGCTATATTATAACGTTGATGTCCACCTATTATAATATTTTTTCTGTCTATGTTACTATTTATAACTAATGGTTGTAATATACCTTTTTCTTTTATGTCTGCTTTTAATCTACTATATTCTGTTTTTGTAATTTGTCTAGGATTATAATCAGCAGGTATTAATTCCCATGTATTTTTATTGATTATTTTCAAGTTGTTCTATTTCAAATTGTAAATGTGCAATTGCTTTTTTTAAATCTTCTATGCCACCATCATTATGTTTACGTTTACTGCGTAAACAATATGAAACGCATGTACCAACATTATATGATAAATCAAATTGCCAAATAACATCTTTAGCCATTAATCCATTACGACCTAAATAATATGGAGGTACTTTTTTATTATCTTCTAACATTTCATCACATTCCATATTTCTGTCAAAATCATAATAATATTTACTTTTTTCCATTTTTCTTTTTAGGTTTATCAACAATAGATTTTATAAATTCAAAACAAGAATTTAAACATGATCCACAATTAGTAGTGTATTTATAATTTCTATTATTTAATTCATTATAAAATTTAATCATTTCAACTTTATAGTGATGTGTTTTTGCTTTGCCTGTTTTTATACCCTGCCATATATATTTGGCTTTTTCTTTTTGTTCTTTACTTAATTTCATACCATTTATTTTTTGGACAACTTTCTGTTTTCCATTTTGCTTTAGTTTCTATTGGACAACCACATACAGTGCATTCATAATCTACATAATCAAATTTTGGACAACGTGTGCATGTATGTATTCTGTCATAATACGTTGATTCATCAACATCTTTAAAACCACCTACTGCACGTTTATAACTTGCTTTCAGGAGATTGTATGCCTTGACCATTAAATCTGGTTTTTTCATCATTTCTATATAATTTAATTATACCATAAGGTTCAAAATATCTGCCATACACAACATCAATATCATCTAATTCATAATCATATAAATTAACACTATATTCTAATTCACCATATTCATTATAAAATTCAATAGCAGGTATGTCATAACCTTTATATTTAGTCAAATCTTCTAATTTCATTTATACGTTTCTTTATATATGTTTTAACGTTTTTTATTGTTGTAAATATTGAACGTCTACTTATACCTGTTTTATCTGCTAATGACTGCAATGTATAACGTTTACCATTTATTTCACCAAAATGATATAATTTAAACATTTCACGATCATACCAATACAATTCATCTAATAAAGATTCAATTAATTCTATATTTTCCTGTTGTGTTGTATCATTAGTAAATATAAACTTTGATATTTTCGTGCAATCTTGCAATGTATGTTTGTCATAAAACCTTGCAATTTTATAATAGTATTGACTTGTTTTACTATGATACATATTTGCCATAATACGTGCTACAAAAAAAAAGAGTTTACCATCTTTTTTGATAAACTCAATTTGTTCTTCAGGATATTTAAACGTTGCATACAATGCTTCATGCAATAAATCTTCTGCTAAATCTGTTTTACAAATGTTTTTTGCAATGTCTAACATTTTATTATATTCACGTTCTGTTAATTTCACGTGTTAAGTATAACAAAATAAATGACATATATGTAAATTGTTGATAATTATTTATTTACATCAATTTGTTTAATTCTTTTTTGTAGTATGCTATCATATCTTCATAATCTTGTTGTGTGTATTTAGCAGTTGAATTTGATAGTTGTATTAATTCATTAAATTTAACATCACCAATTTCTGCTTTTAGTTTGTTGCCAAAAATAAACTGTTGCCCCTGTTCCCAAATATTACACTTTTGGCATTGTACTCTACAATTATTTGTGTGCCAACGTGTTGCATAATGTCTACGACTTTGAAAATGTCCTGCTTGCATTTCTTTTACTGGTTTTGTAACTCCACATGTATAACATTCTACATAACCATTTGCATCAGCATAATACCATCTAATGTATTTGCTAAAAATAACATCTAATTTTTTAGATAGTTTCTTCTTTGTCATTTAATGTGTATTTACTAAATGATACTTTTTCATCAAATCTGTTTAAACTACTTACTAATTCTGATTTTATTATATAACCCTCATTTTTTAATTCACATATTCTACTGGTCAAACGCATTATTGCATAATCATTAAATGCTTCTAATGGTGTTATTGATCCATATGTTTTTAAATGTCTTAATACTTTTTGTTTTTGATTTAGTTTCATAATTGTTTAATTTAATATTTATTAATTCTGTCTTTAAATTTTTTTTGTTTTCTTTTATATTTTATATTATCTACTACCAACCATATACAAGTATATAGTAATGACAATATTGCTAATGTCAATATTAATATATTCATTTTATTTGTTTTGCTTTATTTATTGTATGACTTATTTGTTTAATATTTTCTTGATGTTTTTGATAATCTGTAATTAATTTTTGTTGCCTTTTTAATTGTTCACTTGTTTTATGTTGTTTAATCCATACATTCCAGGAACGTGCATTAATAAAACAATTTAAATCATCACCATCTTTAATACCTTTTTCTAAAGCATATTGTATTTCTTGTATTGTCATTGATGAATACCTATTAATTAAATCTTCATATAATAAACTAGACATCATTACTATTTGTTTTGCATCAGGTTTTTGTCCTAGCATTAAATAACATCTACTTAATACATCAACACAATCATTTTTTAATTGTTTATTATCATTATTGTATCTGTACCAAATTTTATTATTGTCCATTTTATATTTAAAATAATTTGTTTTGTTTTATTGTATTGTTATTTTTATGTTTTATTGCACAATCTAAAATATGTTTACCAACTTTTGGTTCAACTGAATTTCTTAAAAGTAATGCACCTTTTATTCTTGGTATTGGCATACCTAAATAATTACTTAATTCTTCTTTGCTACTTCTTGAAACATCTATATTTTTAACTTCTAAATATTGTATTTTAAAATTTGACCAGTATGCATGACGACCAATAATTATTGTTGGTTCTATAAGATATTTATAATATGGTATTACATTTTCTATAACCCATAAACCTTTAAACCAACTTTTTAAAAGTATTATTTGTTGGTATAAACTCATATCTACATAACGTTTTTCTTTTTGCGAATAACACAACTTTGAATGACTTGGACATGGGGGCGACGACCAAATAAAATCAAATTCTTTATAATTATGTAATAAAAATTGATGACTATCTGTCTCTATAACTGTGTCATTTGCAAACCTATATTTATATTCACTTGCAATATCACTATTTATTTCAATAGCAGTAACATCATGATCATTACCCCATAACGTCCTGTTGCCACCAATACCACTATATAAATTTAATATTTTAAATTTAGTCATTATTTATAATATTTTTTGCTTCTTGCCATACATTAAACATATGATCTGTCTGTGATACTTTTGGTTTATTAAAATCATTTTTTTGCCACCTTAACATTCTTCTTTTGACATCAAATGTTTTTTGTTTTTGCCATCTCATTTTTTTTCCATTAGGTGATTTTTCAGTCCAATAATCTATAAAATTATCTATGTCAATAAAATTTATATCTTCTGCAATTTTATTCCATTCTAATATATAATTACTTTGTATAGTATTTACTTTATTATTATTAGTATTTAGTAGTTGTTGATTTTCTTTATTAGAATTTCTTTGATTAAGGTTTTCTACATTAAGGTTTTTTAAAATAGGTGTTTCTGATATAATGTAATCTATGCCACCTAGCTTACCATCAATACGTTCACGTTTGCGTGTAACATAACCTAATTGTATTAATTCTTTAAATGCTGAATAAATTGCACTTGTACCATCTTTATGATGTTCTGATAATTCAGTTACATATAAAACCCAGTCATTTGGTAATGATAATACATATGCCAATAAACCTTTTGATTTTAATGACAACCTTTTGTCCTTTAAAAACACATTAGATATTACTGTATAATCTGTTTTTTTCTTTACTACTATTTTTTTCATAAACCTAACAATTTACATTCCTGTTCTAAAAGTAATAATTTTCTGTCTAAACTTTTTTGTTGGTTTTTAATAGTATCTAATTGTTCAAACCATTCCCTAGTTTTTGGATTTTTTAATAATGCTTCATTATCAAAATATGTTTGTAATAGTTTATCATAAAACATATTGTAGTCAGGATATATTTTTGGATTTTCCATATATTCTTCATGCTTTTTTTGATATACATTAAAACTTGTTCTGTCACGTTGCATTAATTCACTTGCTTTTTCTTTATGTATTCCTAAACCTGATACTAACATTGCACCAACACAATGACGTGCCAATACAATATCACGTTTTCTTGATTTACTTTTGATACTACCAAATGGTATATTTGCAATTTCTTCTGCTAAGTAAATAATTTTTCTAACTTCTTGATCTAACATTGTATTTTATCTTTAGAATATTCTTCAATACTTTCTATTACATTTTCATACCAGTCATTTGCAATATTAATTAATAAATCTTGCACTTCTATACCTTGATATTTCATACTTAATATTTCAACTTCTGTATGTGGTGGATTTTCCCAGTCACCACCATCTACATTATATTCATATTGTATTAATACATCATCTATTTCATATATTCCTTTATATATCATAATAAATATTTTAAATTATTTATAACTTTTATGTTCAATTTTTGGTTTATAATTTTCATTTTGTTGCATTTTAAGATAATTAAAATAATGTAATTTAACTTCATCTAATGCACGTTCAAAATCAATCATTTCATAATCTATATTACATTTTTTTACGTGTTTACAAACACTTTCTAATACCTTAATTGCTTTTATTTTATGTTGTTTGTAATAACTCATAATTAAAATGGTATATCATTAATAATATCATTTATTTTATCACTATTAGTTGTTGGTTTATCACCTTTTAAAACCCAGTTTGTAAATATTTCAGCAGTATCAATTATTGTTTTTACATCACCACCATTTGCTATTACAAAATCTGTTGCACATTTTAAACTACTTTGTTTTACTATGTATTGTTGCACATCATCTTTTGATTTAGGTGTAAAATTACTTTGTTGAAATGTGTTTACTGGTTTTATTTTTGGAAATTTACCATCAATAAATTCATATTCAGTTTCTTGACCTACTACAAATTTTGTCTGATCTTGCATAATACTGCTATATTCACCAGTATCACCATTATCAAAACTAACTTCATGTTTGTAAAAAGTTTTACTGCCATCTTTTAATTGCCATGTACCATTTGCTTGTACATTTTTTACTACTCCTTTTTTTATCATTGTTTTAAATATATAAATTAATAAATCCTTTTTGATGCATTAACATTATTGCTAATAAAATCATTAATGCAATTGTATAGCATATAATAGGTGCTATATTTTTGTCTATAAAATTAATAATATTATTTTTCATTGTTAATCTTTTTTAATTGTAATGCCATAATATCTGTATTAATAAAACACAATTCATTTATTGCTAATTCAATACCTTTTGCTATTTCAGTATCACCATTATATTGATGTTGTGCTTTTAATTGACGTAAATCATTTTTGATTTTGTCTGTAATAGTTTCAACAGTTGATAAATAAACATGATGTTCTTTACTATTAACTGTATAATAATCTGCGAATTTTTTAAACATTTGTATTTGTATTGATTAATGACACAAATATACAACTATTTTGTAATTACTAACAAAAAAAAGTTAAGAAAGTAAACAAATAATTAACAATACTAGATATAATTGTATGTTAATAACTATAATTCCATTGGACAAATTATAGGTAATTTACCATTGTCTAATACTACTGAACACCCTAATATAGGTTTTGCAGTATGAAATTTTGCATATGAATATGCCCAACTTTTGTAATCAATTCCAACAGGTACTTGCATTTGCCACTTCAGATCATTAAGTGATGCAGTATAATTTATAAATGCCTGTGTATGTATATGCCCTTGTACCATTGACATGCCCCAGTTTTGACTTCTTTTAATAATACCTTTACCACTACAACCAGTACCATGCACATATAATACGTTGTCATGCACAAATTTTTCTTCAAAATTCCAACCTGAACAACCTAAAACATCATTAAAATCCCTGATCCATCTTTTATCAATACCACCATCTTCTGCTTTCCTATGTACTATTAAATCATGATTACCAATTGTGACATCAACTTTTGGAAATGCTTTATTCCAATCTTTCATCTGTTCTATACACATATCTAATTCATACTTTGCACCATGTGTCTGCGTATTTGTATGATGAAAACTTCCAAAATGTGAGTCAATCACATCACCAGTAGCTGAAAATACAGTACAATTATATAATTCTGCTATTTTTTGACAATGTTCTAAGTATTTTGGATGTGTGTATGGTAAATGTATGTCACCAATGACTAATCTATTTATTTTTGGTCTACGTATATCTTTTAATATAGTAATTTCATTTGGTTTTAATCTAAATCTATTATTTGGTTTTTTTGTGTCCAAAATTATTTTTTTACTTTTTCAATAGAACGCCCACCAAAATATGCACCAATAACAGTTATTAATACTAATTGTAATAAATCAACCCAACTTGCTTTTACATTAAATGTAATAATACCTGCATCAATAAAAATTAATAAAACAGTTGATACACATAAAAATATTAATACTAATGGTCTAATGTTTTTTGATAACCAACTATCTGACTGCATATCTAATTTCCAACGTTCTGTGACTTGTTTTTGCATTTCTGCTTCATAACCTAAAATCATATTTTTGATTTTTTGTTCAGCTTCTAATTTTTCTTCTTTGCTTGTATGCAAATTATCTATTACATTACCAACGTTTTTTATTAATTCATTTGCACCACTTGTAAATAATTTATTAATCATAATCTATATATTGTATTGTAACACGTTCACCATTTTCTAATGCCTTTGCAATTTTTGGATATATACGTTTATATGCATTACCTGATTTTCCAATAAAACCATCTTTTATTATGATGTTATTTTCTTGACTATCACCGACAAGTAAACACCCTGCCGAATGGCTATCATCATTTCCTATGTGTATTAGTATATATTCAAAATTTGGTACGTTCATAACTTGTAACATGCCTTTATGAAACGCAAATTTTTTACTATATCTTTGATGAAATCCACCAACTGTTCTAAACTCTATATCATATATACCTGCTGGTACTCTAGTTTCACCTGGTATTTTTAATGCTCTACGTTCATCTTCTAATGTATAACATAAAAAATTATTACCTAAATCTGTACGTTCAAATAATAAACCACTTGTACTATCTTCTTGACTGCTAAATCTTAATACGATTAATTCCATTATCTACCTTGACCTTTATATAGCTTTAGGAATTGTTTACCACCTTTTGTTCTTGATCTATTTTTTGAATGTATATTTTTACGTTTCTTTTTTGATTTTTCTCTATATGTAAAATTAATTCCCTTTGCCATTAGTTAAACTTGTTTAAAATTATGTTATCAACAAAGTTTTGCACATCTTTACGTGTTGCATCTAACTTCATCATTATGTTTGCTTCATACCTTACTTTTTCTTTACCATCAAATATTATGACAGTAGGCACTTTGCTTACGTTTAAGGCACTTGCATGTGCTATGTCCATATAATACACTACACAATCATTTAAGTTGCTTAAATCTAATGTATTTGCTTTATTAAAATCTGCATTGATTTGTAATACAACAATGCCATTTTTAGTTTTATTTAAATTTGTTATTGTTTGTTGTGCATTTGAGGTTTTTATTATGCACAATAAGAATAGTATATATATTAAAAATATACCTATATATTTATTTAGTAGATAATTCATATAATCTAGCGTCTAATTTATTAAGCTGAGATTTTATTTCTTGTAAATCATTACCATTGTTGATTACTTCCAAACCAATTGCTTCAATTCTAAGATCAAATTCAACACGTTCAATAGGTGATTTTGGTTCAACCATTGCTTCTTGTATTTTTGCTTCTAATGTATACCACATGCCAGTCATTGACACTAATACAACACCTAATCCAATAATACTTTCTAAACTTAATTTTAGTTTTGTTTGTTTGCTAATTTCAGTTGCCATTATTTTTTACAATTTTTTTCACATTTATTAAAACATACTAATCCAAATGTTAAAAATGTTATTATTTTACAAATTGTTTTCATAATTAATAAAATAAATAATTAATACCTGCTTTTACACTATAAAATTCACGTTGCCACATGTCATTGTAGTCACCCTCTATAAAAAAACCTAGACGTTTCTTTTTACCTATTTTTGTACCCATTATAAAACCTACACTATAATCTATTCTGTCAGGTTCTAAATCTATATAACGTTCTACATCTTCATTTACATCATCTAACCAACGTTTTGGATATATGTCTGTCCATGCATGTAACCAAAATTTATCTGTATACGTATAATAACTTGTACCTATTGCTAAAATCATTTCACGTACCATACCTAAACTGTCTTGAACGTCTAATGTATATTCACGTACTATTTTACCAAAATGATATTTGTAAAATTCGTGATCTGTTTGTGCTATTTCTACACCATCAGGATTATACCATTTCCAATCATACCAATCATACCAGTCATCAACACCATTATTTTCACCATCAACATAATAATATTGATCACTATAATCATAATCATATGCTAATTGATAAAATGGATTACCTTGATCAAAATATGCTTGTATTGCATTGTAACCATAACCTAATGGTCGCCAACTATTCATTAAACCAAACGTAAAATTTAATTTGTTACCTGCTTTTAAACGTAAACGTGTGTCTAAATTTGTATATTTTATATCTGCTAAACCATTAAATCTTTGTTCTGCACGTATTGTATAAAAATCACCTAAATATCTAACAAATATATGTCTGTTTTCAAATTCCCTGCCTTGTTGTCTTTTTAATTCTATTTGTGCCTTATATTCAAAACCATGTACTGCACCAATTAATCCATTGTCAGTATGATATTTTTCTGTACCATCATAAAAATTACCTGGTTTAGTTTGATAATCAAATCTTGCAATTTTTCTAATACCTAAATGTATACTAAAATCATATGGATTTTCACGTGTTAAATTGACTAATTCATTTTCTTGCATTTGCCAATTGCCTTGCTGAAATAATGAATTGTTTACACTAATTGATGTGTAAATAGTAGACCATTTTAATAAATCGTACTGTGCAAATAAATTATTAGTTGCAAATAAAATTAATATTGTGTATATTATTTTTTGCATTTTTTTAAATACGTTTTAAGTTTTTTTTCATTACTAGCTTTTGGTCTATACATTAGTACATTCTTAAATCAGGTGTTAAAAAATCATTTAATGTTATTTTATAATCAGGTGCAACTGGATCAAGATTCATGCCACTATAATAGTTTTGTGTAGTTGGTGTTAAATCTTCATTTGTATTACTGCTATATTCAGGAAATAAAGATGTATTATGACGTATATAATCAATCATACGTTCAGTATACCATTCTGCTGTATTACGTACAACTTCACGTAAATAGTTTAATTCATCTAAACCTGCGTTTTCACTAGTTTCACTTGTTTTACGTACAATGTTTTTGTTCATAATTTTATAACCTAAAAAAGGTATACATTCATATAATGTCCAATGTACCAATGCATCTTGTATATAACTTTCTACTAATTTTTCATAATTACCTGATAAACTAGAACCTGTTATATCTGTTTGTAATTTTTCATATAAATCAGTACCTAATTTTGGATGTATATGTATGTCCTGTGCAACTTTCATATATGGACGTAACAATTCTACATCTACATTACCATTTATAGTAGTTGATTTTTTAAGTTTGTTTTCTGATATAAATAATACTGCCATTTATTAATTATTTAATTTTTTAAACATCAGATGCATCACGTCTTGCGTTTCTGATATCATTTATACTATCACCTAATTCTACTGCAATTTCATCTAATTCAAATGCAACAGGTATATCACCTACGTCAGTACCTAAATCTTTTGCACCTTTTTCTAATTTATCATACATGTCATTTGCTTCTTTTTGTATTTGTTCACCATCTTCAACCATACCTTTAGTATCATCTAAAAAATCTAATATTTTTGCATAAACTTTACCATATTCTGCTTCTATTTTTTTATATGGCTTATATGCTGATATTAATTTCTTATTTAAATCTTTACCTGCTTTTAAAATTTTTTTTGCATCATCTACTAATGATAATTCAATTCTATTTAATTCTGTTTTTTTATATTCTGCAAATTCTTGTTTTGCTTTTTCTAATTGTGTGTATATCTTTTTCATTTTATTTATTTTATACTAATAATTTTTCTAAACTTTTTGATAAATTTTTTGCAAAATCTTCAACTATGTCTTTTTTAATTTTATCTAAATCATCTAATAATCCAAATGTATTTCTATTAACACCTAAATCTTCAATTGCTTTTTCTGTTTTTTTATACAATGCTTCTGCTTCTTTTGTAATTTTTGCCCTATCTGTTACCCATTTTTTAACATCATTTCTAACTTTTGATACTGGTGCAACAATAGTATCAAATTCTTCAGTTAAATCAATGTATTTAGAATATAATGATTTTACATCATCTTGTATTGACAACTCTAATTTTTCTAATTTAGATTTTTCAGTTTCTAAATATATTTTCTTTGCAGTTTCAATGTCTTTATATATCTTCTTCATTTTATCTTGGATTTTTAAAACCTTTGTTTGGCATGTCAATTGGTGCAACTGGTACTTGTTGTGGATTAGCAACAGGTTTAAACCCTTGACTTCTTGCTTTTGTTGTTGTTATTACTTTATCTGTTTTTATATTTGGTTTACCACCACCAAATTTTCTAAAATATATTCTTCTAAACCATTTATGGTGACAATTTGCACCACCTTTAAAACGCCATATATCATATACTCCACTTTTATTACCTGCTAATTTTGGATTTGCTTTAATATTGCTTAATGAATGTTTTAAACCACCATCTTTTGTTGGTGCAATATCTTCTTTACGATATACTTTATTTGCTAACATCATTTTTTTACAAAATTCCCTTTCACCTGTGTCTGATTTTGATTTACCTGTATAAACATATCGTACCCTATATAAATTTAAATCATCATCAAATCCATCTTGTTTACTCTTTTTTTCTGCACGATCTGTTGCAGTCCTGACTAAATTTGTTTTTTTGTATAATTCATTTAAATTATATTCAAAATCAAATTGTGCATTTTCTTCACTTGCATCTTCTTCATCAATTAATTCCCAGTTTTCCAAATCTTCATCTTCACCATAATTAGCTAAAAAATAA